GATTGGTCGGTTTAATTGGAACATCCGAAAGAACCGCTACAATGCTGCCATGTCCAACATGCTGGAGTTGGCTCGCCGCTTCGTTCATGTGTATTGCATCACGGGTCGCAAGCCGTCTTACGACAAGAACGGCAACGAGATCCGTGGGGCCGATGTCCCTGCATGGCTCAAGGACTCCGAGCGTGATTTCCAACAACTCATCTCTGTTGACATTGAGGAGGTTCGTGATGACTTCGGTGCTTTGACTGGCGAGGCTGTTGCCACCGCCGTCCTCAAGGCCAACCGCACGAGCCTACGCGCTCCTGAGCCTGTCGTGTTGTTCCAGCGCAATGCCCAAGGTGGCATCTGGAACGGCTGGAAGGGTCTTCGAGATGGTTCTTTCCACCACGCTGAGGATGTTCACGAGAAGGTCTTCATCGACGAGAACGGTCAACTCCATGTTCACAAGGAGGAATGACCGTGGCCGTTGAGAAAATGGGAGCCACGATACGATTCCCTCCTACGGAATCGGCAGAGAAGATTCAAGCAGCCAAGGGTCGCCTTTACGATCAAGCCAAAATCACGTTTGATACGGGATACGGCTTGGACGGATTCGACTGGGAATTGGACTGGTCATTTCAACACCCGCACACAGATCGGGACATGGCGATGACCTTTGTCAAAAACACCCTCAAAGAAGCAAACCTCGAATACCAAATCATCTATCGGCCTTATCAGGACGTGGAGTGATGGAGGATTACCCCTCAACTGGAATGGTTGCCTTTAGCGGTGGCAAGGACAGCGCAGCCATGCTCTTGCGTATGCTTGAGTTGTGGATTGAGGGGGATAAGCGATACCCAATCACCAAGATCACATTTGCCGATACAGGATTTGAGTTGCCAGAGTTGATCGACTACATCCGCATGATTGAGGCGTACATCCAAGCGACATACCCTGAGTTGAACCTCAGCATTGACTTCGTTGGTTCTCCTCGATCATGGGAGGATTGGTTCTACGGCGAGATCACGAAGGGAGCCAACAAAGGAAAGCAACGTGGCGCACCGCTACGGGCTTATCCCTGCTATTGGGCCAGAGAAGCCAAGGTGCAGCCATTGCAGAAGGCACAGGCTGACTGTGATGTCGTTTATATCGGCATTGCCGCTGATGAGGCTCATCGAGTGGGGAAGAAGGAAGATCCTCGCAACGCCAAGAATCGATACCCCCTCGTTGACTGGGGGTGGACTGAGAAGGACTGTATGCGGTATCTTGACGAGCGTGGCCTCGTCAACGAATTGTACGTCAACTTCAACCGCTTGGGGTGCTTTCATTGCATCAAGCAACCTCTTGACTCATGGTGGTCGCTTTGGCGTGGCTATCCTGAGTTGTGGGAGATTGCCAAGCATTGGGACGAGGAGAGCGTTCGCATCAGCAACCACGGCCTCCGATCAATGAAACCTGGTAAGGATGGATACCTGTTGGAGGAGTTGGAAGAACGATTCAAGCAGGGCTACAAGCCCGTGAACAAGAAGGGGTTGTACGACTGCAACAGTTGTAAGGCGGTGTCCTTCACGGCCACAGGTCAAATGCGACTTGAAGACTTTGACAGCGACGATGCCCCAGAGATGATCGATGAGAAGTTCATCGACGAGGAGCCGCCCGCTTGCGACATGCTCGCACCCGCCAATGAAATTGTCAACTTTGTGAAGATAGAGGAGGAAACCAAATGGAAGAAAGACTGAAACTGAAACCCCCAAAGCCCATGCCAGTCCCTCGAAGGGACGACATCATGTCCACCTACGGATGGTATCCAGGTATGCCGATGTTTGAGATAGGCGACAAGAGATACCATCCCGTGCTGCGAGTGTCGAAATCATCGTGGTCAACGTTCGGATTCTGCGAGCAACAATACTTCATCAAATACGTGCTTGGAGTCAAGGAGCCGCAGAACGACGCCATGATCCGTGGAACCAATGTCCACGATGCCTACGAATACATTCTCGATCACATGGACATCCATGAGGCTCATGCAATCCGTGATAACTTGGGGAGTGGGCCTCTGCACGAATACTTCCAATCGCTGATTCCCAAGACTCAACTCAAGAAGGGTTGGGACGATGAGGTCGCTCAAGACACGGGTGAACCATTCCTTCTGGAGGAGGAAAAGCATCTGTCTCGATTGATGACCGCTGAGGCCAATCGCTTCATGGTCTGCGATCCTGTGTTCTTTCAGCCGCTCGGCAACGAACAAACAATTGACGCCTTCGTGGAGTTGGACATCAACGGCACGATTGTCCCCGTCCACTTGACAGGAATCATCGACCGACTCTTCACCAACGAGAAGGGCGACTTGCACGTTCACGAATTGAAGACGGGCTTGTGGAAGGACAAGCCGACCAAATACAACTCCATGGCAGGTGAGATGGCCTACTACGTGTACCTGTTGCGAAAATCCGATGACCCCTCCTTGGGAGGATCTACCGTCAAATACTGGGGGTGGGATCATACCGCTGGCCTCGAAGGATTCCCTGATCGTATTTATCGCCACTTTGAGCGTGTGAAGACCAACATTGTCAAGGACATGATTGTTGACCTCAAAGCGTTGGTGTCAGCACATCTCCGCTACAAAGGAGACTTCAATGGTAAGGCTTTCGCTGTGAAGCCGCCAAGTGCTGAACGCTACATCTGCGAACCATGGTGCAAGGTCGATGGCTACTGCTCCAAGAATGATCGATACCTCATGCCAAAGGACATGAGGGACAAAGCGGAGGGCGTTTGATGTGCGATACATCAGCCTGTTTAGCGGGATCGAGGCGTGTTCCGTCGCTTGGAAAGATCTTAACTGGGATGCTGTCGCTTTCGCTGACTTTGATGATTTTCCCTCTGCGGTGCTTGCACACCATTACCCATCTGTACCTAACCTCAAGGACGTGGTGAAAGTTGACTGGTCAAAATACGAAGGAACAGCCGATCTCGTCGTCGGAGGAAGCCCATGTCAATCATTCTCCGTTGCTGGAAAGCGACTTGGAATGGATGATCCTCGTGGCAACTTGGCCCTCCACTATCTCCGAGTTGTTGGGGCAGTTCGACCGAGGTGGTTCCTCTATGAAAACGTCCCAGGTCTTTTGTCATCAAACGACGGAGATGATTTCTCCATCTTCCTCGGAGAAGTGGCGAAACTCGGGTATGGGTTCGCCTATCGAGTTCTTGACGCTCAACACTTCGGAGTTCCCCAACGAAGGCGTCGAGTCTTCGTTGTTGGATGTGCTGACGGTGATTGGAGAAGTGCCGCAGCGGTACTATTTGACGCCAAGAGCCTCCAGGGGGATCTTGCGTCGAGCCGACAAGAGAGGGAGGAAGATAGCACCCTCGCTTCGTTTGGCCTTACAAACGAGAGCCGATCTGTTGGAAGAGGAATAGATGAATCCAAGCCCGCTGGATCATTGACGGCAGGGATGTATCATCATGGCTCGATCAACAACCAATGTTTGGGTACGAACGCACACCTCATCATGGAGGATAAGGGAATTATCCACGCAGAAAAAATTGGCCCAACCATGGGCGCAAGTGGCCCTCCGTATTCTCGAACAGGAAATCAACGGGTTGAGGCTGAGGCATTGGTCGTTCAGCAAGGAGTCGATTTGTTCAATCAAGAATTGACAGGGGATTTGCATTGCCCGCTACGAACCGCTGGCGGTCATGGCGCACCTGCAATGATGGAGGGGTCGATTGTGAGAAGACTGACCCCGCTTGAGTGCGAACGTCTTCAAGGATTCCCTGATGATTACTCCAAAATACCATGGAATGGTAAGCCAACCGACGAATGCCCTGATTCTCACCGCTACAAAGCGTTAGGAAACAGCATGGCGGTTCCAGTCATGCGATGGCTTGGAGAGAGAATTGATATGATGCATTCAGCCGACCTTTCAAATCGGAGTAAGCCAAAAGCGAGGAAGCAAATGACCCTGTGGTGATCGTATGGCTTTGTTTAATGACTTCCCACGTGAAATCGACATGAGGACGCGTAAAGTCATCACCAACAAGAAGCAACTCGAACACTATCTCAAGACCACGAACGGGAAGGCAAACCTCACCACTACGGTTTATGGCTTCCGTGCGCTCAAACCCAAGGGCAACCGTTGCGAATACAACACAGCGGTCGTCCCTCACTTTGTCATGGACTTTGATGCAGATCAAGCAATACGAGTTCACGAAAGCACATTGGAGGAGGCACAATCCATTTGCTGCAAAGAGGTTCTCTTGATGACAAACATGCTCAAACGAAAAGCGATTCAACATGCGACCTGGTTCACAGGAGGAGGGTTTCACATTTGGGTCAAGTTGGACAAAACATACCGCCTCGATCCAGTCGCAATGAGCGACATGCTGTTTTCAGGGAGGGTGATCATCAACAAGTGGGTGAAACGTTTCAACCTCAAGACCCTTGACCCCGTGGTTTCTTTCCGCCCAGATCGCCACATCCGAATACCAAACACCTTCAACTTCAAACGCAAGTTATGGGGGATTCCCGTCGATGCAGCGGATCTGCAAAAAGGATGGTCGGCCATCGAAGAGATGGCTACTGAACCAAGCCCTGGCATGAAGTTGATTCAAGGAAACGGAATGGAGATTGAGATTGTCAAGCGGGATTCGCAGATGCTTTTCGAGGGGCGGTATGACCCTTCATCGAAAACCTTCACCATGGAGGACATTGAGATCAACATCGCTAACATCAACAGCATTCCGATGCTCCCCTGCTTATCTCAAGCAGCGTGTGAAAAAGGAAGCAACCCTCCGCACCAACCACGATCATACCTCATGATGTACCTCATGGATTATTTCCGCAACTTTGCACGTCCTCCTCAAAAGGCCAGCGTGTCAAACGATGAGGTCGTTGCTCAAACCTACGAGTTCATCAAGTCTCTCGAATGGGCTGACTTTAGCCCTCCAGAGACGATGAAATACCTTCGACATGGAGTCAATCGGTACTATCTCACGCCAACCTGTCCGACAATTTATCATGCGGGCCTCTGTGTGGGGAAATGCCCGTACTACGATGGAAAGGGGGTAGCCCAATGACCGAAGAAAACATTGATCAAATCCGAGAGAGGAAAATGAAAGAGATGCTTGAACAGCACCACAACAAGGAGTTGCCACCGCAGATCATGCCGTGGGCGTTTCGACATAACCAAAAGACAGGGTATTTTGAGATCCTTCAAAAGGAAAACATGGTGGCTTTGACTCTCGATCCGAAGTGGGCAACTTTGGTTTGCGACCTCTTGAACAGCCTTACGATTGCACAGGGAGGTATGATTGATGAGCAATGAAGGGAACAAGTGCATGATTGCTGGTTGTAAGAATGTAGTTCAGTCAATGGTGTCCTACCATGTCCTTTGCGAGTACCACGCCAATAAGCGTCGAGAGGACTATGCAAAGGCGTTTGCCAAGCGAGATGAGGAGGAAGAGGAATGACCGACCAACGCGTCATGTTCATCGACAATCGAGAACGATCTGGTCTTGAGAAGTTGGTCATCAAGTACCTTGAGAAAAACAAACTCAACTATCAAATGCGTCAAACCATGATCACGGACTATTCCTTCGCCAACGTGGGGATCGAAGCAAAAACGATTGAAGACTACATGAGCAGCCTGTATTCAGGCCATCTCGATAAGCAATTGCAGAACCTGGAGGACAACTACACCGTACCTATTTTGGTGATCCATGGGACGCTTGACAAATACGTGGCAAGAGCCAAGCGGGGCGGGAGGAAGATACCGTTTGCTCGTGCCTTTGCATCCTTTACAGGATCATTGGCTCGTTTCTCAACGGACTACGACATCTCGATCATGACCTTTGAATCAACATCGCTTGCCGCTCGTTTCATCTGCAAACGTTTTGAGAAGCATGGAACGCTTGGATCGTCCTCCACCTACCGTCTGCTACGAAAGACGGCGACGGAGGACATGAGGGTGGACATTCTTCAATCAGCGGGATGTAGTGAAGCCATCGCTAAACGGCTGCTCAAGGAGCATGGCTCGATTGTTGAGATCGCAGGGTTGACTGAGAAAGATCTTATG